TTTTACATTCTAAGAAATGCGGGGATCTTATATAATGTGAAAAAAATAATCGAATATTTGCCATAATTGACAAAATAAATCAATTTTATTACAAATCAAGTTATTTCTGACAAATTGTATTATTTATGACAATTAATAATATTGTTTAGGTTTCCTAAATGTGTGTTCAATTATACTAGTATTTTCACTAACAGTATTTAGATTGATGACTTCATTAATTGGTCTAATATTGATGTATTTTGTTGAAAAGATTTTCCAGCTTTTAGTGCGAGTTGGTAAAACATATTCTACTATATGATTTTTAAAATCTACATTAATTACAAATGCAAGAATTTCGCCATCTTCTTTTTCAAATATACATCTTTGTGAATCTTCACTATTAAAATTTTTTTCGTTTAAAAACAAATTTTCATTATATAAATAAGCAATTAAACCTGATTTTGATAATACAACTAATGTTCCATCAATATATTCGAAATCATTTGAACATACTAAATAATCGTTTTGAAATTTACCTCTTTGTTCAACGATACCATTAGATAAATTAAGGTTGCCAACAACAGGGTATCTGCAAACATAATCATCAATTACCTTCCAAGGGTGAATTTTTAATATTTTTGCATAAATATAACATTGTTCTAAATTGATTCTTCTAACGCCTGTTAAGTGTAATCCTACTGTAGATTGATCGATCAAAAATTTACCATGCTTGTTTCGAGGCATTACCTCCATGATATCTCTAATTTTATTTAAATTAGCTTTATTTAAGTGAAAAACTAAAGACTCGTTCATAGAATGTATCATAAACTAAAAACATCCCTTTTCATCAATTTTATGCAAAAATAAACCATTTTATGCAAACTAAAGAATTATTTATTATATGTCAAATTAAATATTATATGTCATAAATTATATAATTTGTTGAAATCAGATTTAAAATACTTATTAATGTTATTAGAAGAATATTTTTTTTATAAAAAAATATGTGAGGAGAATGGTATTTTATGGCCAAATTACGAGGTTCAAATATGGCAAAAGCTATTAATTATCAATGGTTTTAGAGAACCTTTGCCAAAATTGTCGAGAATTATTAGATTCGAAAGTAAAATTAAAAAAATTAGAAAAAAAAATTCTAAATTTCATTCACAATTACCAAATCAATCAAAACTTATCACCAAGTTATTTAGAGATACTAAAGAATTGCGATATCAAAAGCAGCTCCAACTTACAGAGATACTTGAAAGATTTGAAAGAAAAGTTGTTTATAGATTTTACCCCAGGATCAGCAAGAGATATCAGAATATTAAGAAAAGAAGGATGGCTAGATGATTGAAAAAATGAAACTACCATACTTTGATTTTTATTATCAAGACTTTTTAACAGGAACAGCACACTTTACTCATCAGCAAAAAGGAATCTATATAACTTTAATGTGCCACGCTGGTGTTCGTAATGGACAAGGATTACCCAATAATTTTGAACAACTTTGTACTATAGTAAATGTTTATAGTAGCGATCCAGATATTGTTGATTCTTTAAAGACAGACATTAACACAGTATTAAAAGAAAAATTTAAATTAATCGATAATAAGTGGCATAACGAAAGACAATTAGAGGATTACAAAAGAACAGTAGAAAAAATTAATCACAGAGCTGAAGCTGGTCGTAAAGGTGGTCTAGCAAAAGCGAAGCAAACCTCTAGCAAAGTATCTGTATCTGATTCTGTATCTGTATCTTTTAATAATATATGGGATGCGTTGATGGTGAAACGAGGTAGTAAGAAGAAGGCTCTTGAAAAATATAAAAACATTCCTGTAACTATTAGCGAAGATTCAATTATAAATAAATACAATGAACTTTGTCGTAATACAGAAAATCAAATATATATTCCACACTTTAGCACTTGGTTATCTCAAGAGCGTTACAATGACGAAGAAGTTTTTAATTTAGAAATTTTTAAAAAAAAACATGGCATAACTGCAAACTTTTTAGAAGAAAAAGATAATTTATTATTTTTTATGCAAAAAGAACCTTGGGGTATTATCGATTATATTTATAAAAAAGATGGAACATTGATCCCACAAAAAGATTATTATGGCAAAGAAAAAGAAAAAAAAACAGCATCGAACTAAACCAAAAGAAATCTCACAATCACAAGAGATTGATTATGGAGCTCAAACTTTAATAAGAGAAAATGGCAAGATATATAGATTACCTGATGGTGCTGAAATGGTTGTTGGTAACAAACATATTCAAAAAAAAATTAACTCAGTCCATGAAAGCTATTATGCCAGGCATCAATTAGATCCAACTGATGCTAAAAGAAATGCAACTAGATTTGTAGCTGGTCAAAAACTAGAATATTTAGGAATTATTAGTAATAAAATGAAAAGCTGTACATTTAACTTTAGCAGATTAGCTGGTATTCCTTATGGTAGTGAGTTTTTTAATATTTTAAAAATTGATTATGAACAAGAATTTAATGATGCAATAAAGGCAACATTTCAACACCAGTCTCTGGTTTGGGATGTAATTATTGATAATTTACCAGCAAGACATAAAAGAATGAACTCTTATAGAGAAGGTTTAGATATGTTGATTGATTTTTGGAAGATGTAAATATGCCTATTTGTGCCTATTTAGAATATTGAATAGATAATATAGAGTATTTTATAAGATCCATAAGTATGGGAAAAATCCATACAAATTTCAATAAATAATAAAAATGAAACTAAAAGAACAATCTAATAAATTGGCGGACTCAGATTTACTGATGACTATAATCCTGGCTGACGAAGAAGGTAAACCAATAGTATTAGTAAGGTTTGCAAACTTTGATAATGATAAACAAGCACAAGATTTTATCTCAGTATTTAAACATCAACAAAGTATAGAAAAATTAGGTTACATAAACGAAACAATACATTAATGGCAGCAGAAACAAAATATACAAAGGAACTTGTAGAGACTGTGTTACAAGAACTAGCTATGGGTAAATCCATTAGAGAAGCATTGAAAACAGTTGATACAGCTTGGGAGACTTGGAGGAAATGGTTAAATAAGAAAACTGGCCTCAGAGAAAGATATAACCAGGCAAAAGAAGATGGTATTGAATACTCAATGGCAGAGGTAGAACAAGTAGCCAAGGATGCAGTAAAGAAGTCTGGGGAAAGTAAAATGGATATGGCTAATGTAAAAGCTATCGATACATTCATAAAGCACAAGCAATGGATGGCTAGTAAGTTAGCTGCGAAGAAGTATGGAGATAGAACTCAAATGGAGATAGGAAACATACAAGATCAAAGTTTCTCTATTAAATGGGATAAGTAAAAACAATGATGGATAAAATAAATAAACTTAAAGATAGATGGAATAAACTAAACAAGAAGGGTAAGGCTATTGTAGTAGTAGTAGCAGTAGTCATTATTGTAGTTATTTCACAAAATATTTAGTGTTTTTAGAGATAATTGCATACAAATTGATTGTGTTTGTAGAGGGTGTTGTGTGTAAAAGTGTTGAGTTTGTTAAGAGAATTAGCAAAAAGCTCAATAGTGGCATGGAACTCCTCGTAAGAAAATTTTTGTTCGTATTTTGTTCGTAAATGGCAAAAAAATATATAAAAGCTGGTCATTTTCTGTACATAACACAGCAAAAGTATTGATAAACATAGCTTAGCACATCATTAAAGATGTAGAGCTCTGTTTTTCCAGGATTTTTTCTTGTTTGGTAGCAAAAAAATTTTCTGCCACCACCCACGCAGTCGTTGTCATTGCAATAGTAAGTGATTTCAACTCAGAACAAAATTCTCTAAAGTTTTTTGTAAAAATTTTTTTAAAATTCGTATAACTAAGTATGAATAAAAAAACAAAAAACAAAATAAAGAAACTCACTAAATTAGAAAGTGAATGTTTATCATATGTCTTATCAAATGGAGATTTTCAAGAGTGCTTTGAAGGTGATCCTAAAAGATTGAAAGCATTTGAAAGAGCTGAAAAAAAATTAAGTCAGCTCGAGCCAAAAATGTAGTGGTCTTGTAATAAAAAATTACCATTTTTTTTGGAAAATCTTTTCCAAAATATACACAGTTACTACACATATACTATGAAAGTAGGTAACTGTTATGAAACAAAAAGAAAAACTATT